GCTGATAGAAACGTTTCCAAGTACGAAGACGGCGTGTTCTTGAATTTGCTGGAAAACCCAACATTCTGCGTTGAATTAGGGCTTGTAAGTGCTTCCAACGCTGTGATTGTTCTGTTGGGCTAGATGTAATTGATGCAACCTCTGCTCTTGGAATCAAGATTTTTAAACGTTGTGCAACCGCATCACCAACACCGTTGGCATCCACACCAACTGCTAATACGTCATAGTTGCTAAGGAAGTTTACGATTTGGAAGTACTGCTCTTCCCAGTCATCTCCCTGTAACTCTAACCAATTTAAAACACGGTGTTCAAAGTACCCAAACTCATCTGGTCTATCCCAGTCGACCCATACTACTGTTACAACAGTTGAGTCCATTTTACGTGCAGGGTCAATACCTACAACGACGGGAGTTTTATGCCAAACCTTTACAATTTCTTGTGATGTATCTCCAAGTTCTTCCATAACAGAAGAGGTAACAAACATTCCTCTTTCAAGGAGCCACTTACAGTTGTATGACATTTGGAATTCGTCTGAGTCTTCACCAATACGAAGCATCTCTTTCTTAATGAACTTAGAGTAGTTTTCATTAACTTTAGCAACTTCTTTCCAGTCCCATTGAAAGTGGTTTTGTCTTGCACCACGAGTAGTTTGTCTACGGCGGTTTAATTGGATAGCACGATAGAAGTTATTCTTGCTAGTTGTTGGAGTACCTGTTTTAACCATAGTTCCAGCGTAATAAGCAAGCATTGGAGAGATTGATTTAGAGACTACGAAATCATCTGCTTCTTGGCACTCGTCAATAACAACAAGATGGAAAGACTTAGATTCAATCTTTGCACGTGGGTTTGCAGTCATCATCGTAATTGTAGAGCCTGAGTTCTTTAGTTTAATCATGCGTGTAACTCCACCAATACGTGCAGCAGAGTCATCAATTTCTGGGTCACCTAAAACTTCTAAAGCACGTTCAGATGTAAGTCGTGTGACGGTACGACCAAAAAGAGTTTCTGCCTGTCCTTCAGTTGGTGCAAATAGCCCAACCCATAAACCGTTTTTAAACTTACCTAGTAAATCTGGATAAATCTTTGCAAGACGTGGAAGAAGAATCATTAGCGTTGCAACTGTGTCTGCAACTGTTTCGGACTTACCTGACTGACGTGCAGCAAGTGCAGTAATTTCTTCACCATCATTAATAATTACGGATTCAATAATTCGACGTGCCAAAGGCTTTTGATACACATGCAAATCGTGTCCAACTAGAACAACGAGAAATTGCATTATCTTGTCAATTAACTTATTAACAAACTCCTGAGATAACTCATCAACGTCATCTTCTTCAGGTAAATCAGGTTCCTCATCATCATTGTTTAAAAAGTATTCGGGATTGATTTCCTCAAAGTTGTCATCATCGTAATCAATAGTCATTTATATTCACCAAACAGGAAAGCCCACCTTTCAGTGGGCATCCCGCGTCTTGAGAGAGGGAGACGTAAATAATCATAGCAAATACAATAACAAAATCAACGACGTTGTAGTTCTTTTACAATTTCGTATAGAACTTCTGCACCAAGTTCTGCTTCATTTAGTAACTGTTTTTCACCGCTTCTTTGCCAAGCAGTTATTTCTTTACCAATAACAAATAAAGAGTTCTCAACCCAACTTACTAATTCAGAACTTGGAAGTTTAGAGATACGCTTCTGTATCTTGGTCTGGGGCTGGTATCCAGCCTTTTTCTTCTTGAAAATCATCATAAGTAACATCCCTCCTAGAGACTGCCGAGTTTAGTGCTTCTTCTTCAGGTTTAGTACCTTGCCACATCCCAACTACAAAAATTCTGTCTTTAATTAATTTGATAAGGGTGGGAGAGGCATACCTATAAGGTGGCTCAATCTCTTGAGTCCAACCTTTAACAACTCTTTTACCCTCCCACTTTAAGGGCTGGTAGATAACCTGAAAGAATAGTTTGGGTCCGATTTGATGCACCTTGGGCATTTGTTAACGCTTTCTGTTTGCCGTTTTCTTTGGTTTGCTTGCTTTTGTTGAGGGCTTTCGATTACTTCTTGGAGCCTTCTCCATAGGAACCAAACTCTGGTGACCCTTAAAGAAGATTTGATTGGTACGGACTACACGATACAGGGTTTCACGAGCATAAGACGGTAGGTTGCCCATGTCTGCTGCACCACGTGGTTTGGAATCAAGGTGCTGAAGAATATAGCGACCTTTTGAAACAACGGACTTAAATGCAGTCCATTCTGTTGGTTTTACGTTGTAGTAGTTGTAGAACAACCCATCACGAAATACCACTGTTAAAACTTGGCGTTCTTTGTCATAACCTGCAGCAACAGTACGTGGTCTTTGATAGTTGCTTGTTGAGGTTGGAATAACTGTTAACTCTGCAGGACCATCGTAATCATCACGTGCTTTGGCTGCATAATTGTCATAGACGGTCGGGGCGTAATACGTCCCCGCCGTTACATCATCTTCTAAATCCTCGTAATCCTCATCATCTTCAAAGATTGCGAGTGCTTCATAATAATCAGCGGATACTGGGAGAGCCTGAAAAGGATTGATTCGCTTTCCACGAACATCTCCCAGTAACCGTGACATTCCTTTTACTTCTTGTTCGGATATTCCGTACAAGTCACGAGTTGGGTCAAGCATGGCAGCCAACTCGTCGGGTGAGGGACCTACAGCACGTGCTGTACGTCGTTCTCCTCTACCAGAGTTGGCTGCCCTTGCCATTTAGACTCCTACTAAGCCCAAGGAGTAATAACGATTGTAGAACCAGGAACGATGTTGTCTTGTCCTGCTGCAATCGATTGTGTCTTGATGGTTCCTGTTGCACCTGTTAGACGTGTACCAGGTGTGATTGCACCTGAATCTGCAACAGTCCATCCTGAACCTGCGATAACAAGTGTAGTTCCGTTACCACCAGTTACAGACCAAGTTCCAACAACTGCTGCTGGGATACCTGTACCTGAAGCGATAGTTACCTTAGTACCAACTGGCCATGTGCTTGTTCCGCCTGATACGTATACGGTAGCAGTGTCAGTTGCTGTTACGTTAATGCGTGTTGGCTGTGTAGCGGTATTAGTTGCTGCTGTTTGAACAGTAATTGTTGCAAATGCAGCATCCTTCAACGCATCTTGTGCAAGTGCTGTTGTAAGTCCAAGAACATTTGGAGTAAGTACGTAGTCAGTTGGACCTGCTACATCTTCACCAGTTGTATTTGGGTTGTACTGTGGGTAACCATTCCATCCTGAAAGAGCGATGATGTGGTCATTTAATGCTGGGTCAAGGCGAGAGCCTTCTGCACGAGCATCATTTGGTTGCTTAGGGAGATTTCCCCAAACGAAGTCGATTGCGACCTCTCCTGCGGTATCTAGAAGATTACCGTTGTTATTTGTTGCCATTGTTCTTTATTCCTCACATTCATGAATGTCTAGTTGGTCCTTGTACAACACCTCGTCACAATGTCGACATTTAAAAAGACGAACGGAATCGAGTGCTTCGTGTAAGGAGTCCGAGTGTTCGTTTCCGTATTCCACTTGAGGTTCTTGCAGAATCTCAGGAGGAAAGGGTCCTACAGGTCCATGAGCAGTTGCAGGAACGGGGTGTCCCTGCACTGCAAATTTTCTAATGACTTTCACTCTACGTCTGTCTGAACGTCAGAGTCCTTTTTCGCTGCCTTCTTAGATGGAGCCTTTTTTTCTGGCTCTGCTACTACGGGTTCTTCGGCAGTTTCAGGAGCAATGGTTGCGATTGCTTCAGCAAGGAAGTCATCAAAACCATCTGCCTTATCCAATAGACCTGCCTTCATTCGTGGAACTAGAAATCCAGGAACATGAGGAACACAAAATGGAATGATTGAACTTTCAGTTGGTTTGTAGACGTATGCTGCTTGAGTGTCGCAATTTGAACACTTCATATTTTTCTCCTTATTAGCAATCCCACTTGCGTAATGCTAGTGCCTTGCGTGTTGGTTTTCCGTTTTTCTCCATTGGTCCTGGCATACCGCCCATACGTGCACAGAAAGATGTACGGCGTTTTGCAGACTTCTTAGACTTCTTTGCTTGAGCAGCAGAAACTGGTGGCTTTAAATCAGAGCCAGGATTTTCACGCTCATAAGACTTACGACCCTTTTCGTTAAGACCGCCCTTAGAGTTCTTGCCTTCTTTACGAGTCCACGCAGCAGTCTTGGCTGCCTTCTTTTTGGCTGCCATTAGCGAATCTTCTCTGCTCGACCAGTCTTTGGATTACGACGAACTGATGGTGCAGGTGTTGACTTCTTTGCTTTTGATGCTGCTTTTGCAGTAGGAGCAGGAGCAGCAGCAGAATCTGTAATTCGTTCGATACGTCCTGTTGTTGGGTTCTTGCGAATCTTTGGTGTAAAAGGTGTTTCTGCATTTGGAACAGCAGGAGTTTCTGCTGCACGTGTAGGTGCAGTTGGTTCTACAACTGTTGGTTGACCAGGAGTTGCAGAAGAACGACGACGAGTTGTTGGCTTATTGAATGTGACATTCATACCGCCATTACCGTCCATAGAGAAGTTTGAAACTCTCTTACCTTTTCCTAGAGCAGTAATTCCTTCAAATGCTGTGTTTGTTTTTAATACGTGTCCTGCAATATCAAGTTTCTTCATGCCTTTTTCGTGACGACGTGTTGCTCGTCCTTCTTTTGCAGCATGTGCTAAACCACGTTCTTGCATACCAACAGCATGTGCTTGACGCATTCCTTCAAGTTCTTTTGTTTGCTCATGCTTGCGTGTATCACGCATTGTGTCTAGAGCATATTGTCCAGCCATACGCTGTAAGTCTCCGCTGTCTTTTTTACGTGCAGCAAAAAACTTATTCATTGCTTCAGAAAGTGGGGACAGGTCAAGACCTGAACCTTGAGGTGCTCCAAACTGAGTCTGATTTAACATGCTGGTTATTTTCCCCTAACTTTTAGGTGTTTTGGTGCTAAGTGCCTTAATTGCTTCTAGCACAATGATGTGGTTCTGTTGACGGGCTATTTCAGCCTCTTCTAACTTCTGTTCAAGACGATTCTGGCGTTTTTCAAGACGAACCACAACGTCTTTTATCGATTTGCCTCCGTTATGGCTAAGTTCGCCATCTAACTTATTTAAACGTTCCATAACTCCTGGGGTTGCATCTCTACCTTCAGATGCTTCTTCACCCTCCCAGTCACGGATAAACTTTGACCAAGTGCCAAACAAAGCGTTTAACTTTTTTACAAACCAACCCAAGATGGCTCCTCCTCCAAGGATGACTCCAACTACGAGAGACCAAGTTTCCAACGCCATCTGAGTGCTACTTCTTTACTGCTGCTTTTTTAGCAGGTGCTTTTTTGACTGGTGCTTTTGCTGCTGCGTCTGCAAGTTTCTTACTTGCTTCTGCTGCAACAACGGTTGCTACGCGACCAAATGCTGGGTCCTTCTTATTAACCCAACGTAGTGCTACTGGGATTAAAGAACCCCACAATGCGTTAGCAACAAGTAGCCATTCACCTGAACTAAAGTCCAACGGTGTTGCTACTCCTTTTGCTTGCATTACAACCATGACCGCTGCAATAACTTGACCAAGCAAGTTACGGGCATACGATTCAATTGCTGCTTTATTCATCTGTATCTCCTAAATGTGTCGGAAAGACACGATAAAAAGTTTATTCCTCTTCGCGGTTTCGTAATGGGTAAGTAATTGCCCAAATCGCAATTGTGCCCAAAATTGCATAGCCAACAACGTCTTTTGCTGAACCGTCTAGCACTACCCAGGCAATAAACATGCCAAGCAAGGTCCATGCTTGTTCAATGAAGTCTTTTATCAGTTTCAAGGTCTGCGTCTCCTAACGCCTTTTGTCTCTCCAGAGCCTCCGCCTCCAGAGTTGCCTCCTCCAGAACCGCCTCCACCTGACGGAGCAGATGGAGCAGTACCACCAGTTGCTAGTCCGACTGCATTCAACGCTGCACCAGTTGCAACAACAGTGGCAACAACCATCTTGGTTGCTTCTTCACGTTCTTCTGGTGACATGTCTGCGCCAATACTTCCAAGTGCAAGAAGAACTTGACCTGGGTCATCGAATATTGCGCCTAATAGTTCTGCTGGGTTTTGTAACACCTCTAATGCTGCAGCAACTTCTGCGACAATTATGACAGCGTTTCCATTTTCGTCAGTACGAACATCAACAGGAGTTTCAGCAGGTAGGTCTTTATATTCAAGCCCTGCTTCTTTAAGAACTTCTGAACTTACTGCTTCTCCTCCTGAAGCCTGAATAAGCACTTCAGCGATAAGTTCTTTTTCAGCAGTTGTTAGTTTGCCATCTCCTGCAAGAGCCTCAACAACAGTATTGGCTTCGGCTTGAGTTACTTTTCCGTCTGCAGTTAAAGAAGCCATAACTTCTTTAATATCAGACGCAGTTAAATTTCCATCAGACAATGCTTCAGTTACTACTGCTTCTGGTGTAGGCTCAGGGGATGATTCTGAAGACTGATTTTCTTGCACTGGCTCTTGTGAGTCTGGTGTATCTGTTTCTGTTGTTTGCTCTTCGCCATCAGTGGTTGTTTCTTCCGAAGGGGTTTCAGCGTTTTCTGAAGGCTCTGATGGCTGTGTTGGTTCTTCTGTGGGTGTCGATGGTTCTTCTGTGGAAGGCTCAGTAGGTTCTTCTGATGAAGAAGGTGTTGTCTCAGGTTCTGGCTCTGGTGTTGGTTCTGGCTGGACTTCTGGTTGGGGTTGTGGTTCTACTTCAGGGGTTGGCTCAGGCTCTGGAGTCGGAGTTGGATTGGTCTGAGGAGTAGGGTCAGGTGTCGGAGTTGGTTCTGGGTTTGATGGTTGGATTGGTGTTGGGGTTGGCTCTGGCTGTGGTTGTGGGGTTGGTTGTGGCTCTACTGGTGATACGGGAGTGGGAGTCGGAGTGGGCACAGATGCTTGGGACTGCTGAACTGAAGCAATTACGGCAACGGCAGAAGCGACTGTGGAAGTAGCAACCTCTGCTTTTTGAACTGCTGTATCTGCTAGTGTGTTTGCTGTAGCAATCGTTGCGGTTGCAGAATCTTGGAGGGTAACAAGTGTTTGAGTTTCTGTTGTTAGTGTGGTCTGAGCAGTTGCAAGTGTTGCTTCTGCTGTTGTCTTCGCTGTTGTAAGAGTTGCAAGTGTTGCAACGGCTGTTGTTTTAACCTCTGTTTTATCGGCAACAACTGCTGTTTGCTCAGTAATTTGAGCAGTTAAAGTTTCGTTAGTTACATTCGTCATTGGCTTGACTGGAGTTCCTGCAGTTTCACGAACACCGATGCGTGGACCATTCCATAGGTTAGTAGTATTACCAGCAACGGTTGCAGTGCCAGTCCACTCTCCTGAAGTTGGATTAACTGTCATTGTCCAATTAACATTTGTAAGTGGGCTTCCTGGGTCACCAAATCTGTGTAGGTCCCAATCAACTGCAAGTGTAGTTTCGGTAGTTGTAACTGTTATACCAGCACCTGCTCCAGCACTTTGGAAGTCAGACCCAAATACAGAGATGCTTGGACCTGTAGGAAAATCCCACCAGTTAAAGTCTCCAGTACCAAAAGTAATAGTTGCTTTTGATGTTACATAAATTTGGCTGGCTGTTCCTTGACCTTCATAAACAGTATTTCCCATTTTAATATCAAATGGGGTATTGATTTTTGTTGCAGCATCATACATAGCAGGAAGAGTTGTAGTTGTAACTGTTGGTGTTTCTGGAGCAACAGGGGCTACGTATCCAGCAGTTGTGTACGTCTTGGAATCAGATGGAGTATTTTGAAGAGCAGTCAAAGTATTTTGAGCATTGGTTAGGTTAGTAGTAGCAGTGGCTACAACTACAGTTTGAGAGTCAACTGCTGCTGTTGCAGTTGCAACTGTTGCGGTTGCTGAGTCAACGGCTGTGGTGGCTATAGCCACGACTGCAGTCTGAGAGTCAACAGCAGCCACGGCTGTAGCAGCCACGGCTGTAGCCGATTCTGCTGCTTGAATAGCAGTAGTAGCCTCATTAATTGCTGCTTTGGCGGTATCAACAGCAGCCACGACACTTGTGTTTTCTTTGACAGAAGTAGCCAAAGGAGTTGTAGTAGAGGCTAGACTTTCTGTTGCTGCTGTAGTAGTTGCTGTAGCAGAGTCAATTTTAGTTTGAACGGAGTTTATAGATGGAGCAACAGGAGTGGTGGGCGTTTGGGTTTCTGTTGAGTTTTGCTGCTGGGTGGTTTGTGTCGTGGATGCAGAATCGGTGCTACCAGACTGAACAGGTTGAGAAATTGGAGCAGTCGCTGTTGCAGTATCAGGAGAAGATAAATTACTTGGAGTCAAACCTGTGGAAGCAGGGCTAACCTGAACTGTTGGCTCATCTGCGTAGGCAGGAGTAGCGGAAGTAAAAACGTACACAAAGGCTACGAATAGCCCAGCAAGGAAGTATTGGGTTGCTCTCTCAAGCACTGGGGAGAACTCCTGGTCTTTAGTTCTTTTGGGGGACCCAGTTCCTATTAATAATCATTGGCATGGATTGTCCACTGTTAATGGATTCTCCACGTACACCTTTACCAGAAGTTGACCACGAGATAATTGACGGCTTTTCGTCCGACTTAAATTGAACGCTTGACATGTTTGCGTTCGAGTCCATTTGCAAAGTATTGCAAAGAATTAATTACTTGGTGGACTAAACGTTGGTGCAGGGTCAACACTATTTGAACTCCATGGTTCAGGAACATCTTGTGGAGCATTAGGGTCGACATCATCTAAAGGATTGTCAGGAATCTCAGGAGTTTTTGTAGTTGGAACTGAATCTTTCCAATCAGGGGTATTCACAGTATTTTCGTGAACATCAACATAGTTATCGTGGATGTCATTTGTAACAGGTGCGTTTACAGAACAGCCTGTTAAAAGAAGCGTTGAGGCTAAACCTGCTGCTGCTAATTTCGGGGTTAACATGCCCAAAAAGTACAACACCCCCTAAGAACAGTCAAATACTGCTGGGGGTGTGGTAATCTTCTTTTACTTCTGCTAAAGAAGTTACGCTTCTGGTATGTCGGTATTTGTTACCTTTCGGGGACATGCCAGGAGCGTATTTTAATTTGAGGGCATTCCACCTAGACCTGATGGGTCTGAAACTGATGCTGTACCGCCTTCGCTATCAACGGCTTGAGGTTGTGATGCGGTTAGGTATCCACCGTATCCACTTTGTGCTGCTACCTGTACTGGGTAGTAACCCCACCAGAATCCGTTACCAGAGAAGTTCTTATCTGGATTAACCAATCCTCTTTTACGAATCTTGGCTTCTTCTTTTTCAAACTGTGCTTTGCTGAGGTTTCTCATGCAGATACCAATGCTGGATGAAGCACCATCTCTGGGTCTTCAATGCTGAGTGCAACTTCTTTTATCTTGTGAGCAAATTCTTTTGCATGGTGTCCGCAAAAGAACAATTCACCATTTAGTAAAACTGCACGGACTTTGGCTGCTGCTGTACAACGGTCACATCTATCCAATGCGTTCATCTACTTCTTCTTTCTGTTGCGATTACCTTTAGCGATGTTATCGGAAGCCTTCATAACTTTTAAGTTAGAAGCAGAATCATTATTGCGATTGTTGTCGTGGTGGTCGACATGCTCGTCTTTCTTCAATTTCCTGCCCAGCGATTTTTCTTTCATGTAACGAGGACCGTTTTTGCTCTTTGTCTTTTGAGTCTTTGGGTCGTACTCAATAATGATAGAGCGACCACCATTAGCCTTAGAGCCTTTGTAAGGTCCGTACACTTTCTTCTTTTTGCTGGGCAGGGTCATGAAGTCATCCTACAAGATTACTTACCGCAAGTTGGGCAAACAGTAGGTGCTGCTGGTGCTGGTGTTGCTCCTGCACCTTTAAACTTTGGACGACCAAAGCCAACAATAGAAATCATCTCACCCTTTGAGTTCTTCTTGAAACCACGGAGTTTCTTAGAAACCTGACCGCCGTTACGTTGTGAACCCTTCTTATCTGGGCTGGTATTTCCTTCAATGCACCAGACAGTTCCATCGCCGTTGTCCTTCATAACAATTCCAACGTGAGAAATTCTGTCGACACCATCTGCAGGGAAATCAAAATAGGCGATGTCACCTGGTTCTGGGTCTGCAATGTCTGCATCAATCCATTGTCCAGCCTTCTTAAATGAGGCTGCACCTGCTGGTGTAAAGACTGTGTTTGGAACCTTTACACCTGCTTGATTTGCACACCACATAACAAACGAACCGCACCATGGCTGGAAGTTTGCTTTTGTAAATGCGCCATACTTTGTTTCGTTGTCTTTTGGACCTTCAATGGTTCCAATCTCTGCTGCAGCAACTTCAATAAGTTTTGCTGCTGTACCCATGTCAGCCATTACTTGTCCTCCTTATCCCAATCTTCATCAATATCATGTTCATCTGGGATTTGACCTTCTGGCTTTGAAGCAACTACAGATGTAGTTCCGTCAGCCTTAATTACGATGTCTGTACCGTTTTGCTTTGCTTCAACCTTGAGGTCAGACTCGCTCTTTGCCTTGGTATCAACTGCAGCAAAAGCAGCGTTAATCTCATCAAGGTCTAACTTTCCGTCGTTCATAAATCCACGGGCAAGTTTTTCAATTACGGCTGCAACTGCTGTAAGACCAGCAACGGTAACTGCTTTAACTGTAGAAATACCAGCAATAGCACCAGCACCGATAACACTTAAACCACTGGCAGCAAATACTGCGACGATTCGCAATATGATGTTGCCAAAGCCTTTAATTCCGTTTTTCATTTTCTAATGACTCCTTAATCGCATTTGTTCGTTGGCTTCTACGGTCTCTATTACGATTAGTGCGACGGTCATTAAAAATAGCGGTGCGTTGATTCAGTTTGTATTGTCCTGGTGCACCTTTAGCACCAAGTGGTTGTTCCTTTTTTGCCACACTCAAGTGTAGGGGCTTAGGCGTATTTGTACTGCTCTTTCTTCATGAAAGGTGCTGAGGTCCAAGCATCTTGAGATGCTGCTATCGCCATTGCTTTCATAGGAGATGCACCTGCCAGCACTGCGCCGATAGCATATTTCGCACCATTGCCAAGACCGTAGATACCATCGGAACGAATTCCAACAGACAGGTCATCTTCTACGGCAAAGAGTGTGCCACCTACGGAGAACAGGAATTGAAAGCGATACTCACCATCGCTGGATTCCTCTTTAAAATCAAACCCATTATCAATCAAACATTGGCGAAGAGAAGGAACTACCTTTGAAATCATAAAGTGGTAGAGGTCTTTGATGTCTCTCTCAGTTGGTGTTGGAGGATTCCAGATGTGTTGAGCCACATCGCAAGGAAATGCTTCTCCTGCTCCTGCAATTAAAAAATCCCCACGACGTGAAATCTTCGCCATTTGGGGATGATGAAACTTTCTGCCAGCACCATCTGTTGTTTGATTATCAGCATAGATAACTGATTTATCTTTCTGCTGAATTCCCAGGATAGTTGTCATGGCAGTCCTTAAAAGGTTAGGGGGGTCAAGGGCTAGTTTACCCTTGACCCCCCTAGATTTAAAGCATTTACTTTGGGTCGCGGAAAGTGAAAGACCCGAAGAATTTGACTGGCTTGTCCTTTTCGTCCTTTTCAGGACCTGCAACTAACTTAACACTCTTGCGAGGTGTCTTTTCTGCTGCCTTGGACTTAAGCCACTTCTTGGCTGCTGAGGAGTTCTTCCATGCAGTGATTTCACCGCTAGATACGTCATCTTGGTCATTTGTAAGAGTCCAAGATGCCATCCATCCTCCGCCCTTCTCTCGGTTGAGAGTTGTCTTTGCTTCAAACGTGAATACTTTTTTTGCCACGTTTTGTTCTCCTTTGCAAATAGAGTGTGTTTACAGTATCAGATACTTTTTAAAAAGATAGTATCCGCAACATGCCAGAAGGACTAGAAGGAATCGATTTTCGGGGAATTCCGACCCACGAGTGTCCTGTCTGCGGAAATAACGTCTTTAAGATTTGGGCAATGTTTAGTGAGTACAACATAGCCATGTGGGGACTAGATGCCGAATGTGGCGATTGTGGGGCACATGTGACTGTTCCCTGTCCTGTAGATGACCCAACAGGAAAAGCCCTCGAAGACTAACTATTCGTGAGTGTGCTCGTTACGCCACTCGAACTGACCGTTCTTGTGAAGCCACTCGTGCCACTCTACGCCGTTTTTAAAGGTGTGACCCTCTGGTGGGTTCATTCCAATCTTGCCAGCCTCAGAAGAGCGTGTATGGGCATCAAAGATGTGTTGCTTAAGTTCTTTATCAGAGCGTTCGTACTTCTTACGTACCTTTGGTCCTGGGGCAACGTGGGACGGAGCACCATCACCTAAATCAAATTGCTCAGGGTTTAAGTTAATCTCTACATATCCCATAGTTACTCCCTAGTATCTATTTGGGTCTACCCAACAAATGCAGTTGCACTTGTCGTTGGTGCAGACACCATCTTCAATTGCGTGGTCACACTTAGGACAGATTTTATCACTCAT